TCAAAGATCTATCTACATATTCATGATGAGCCTCCCAAAGTTCGGGGGCTATTTCTTCTGCCTTTTCTGTTATTTTAAATATGAACTCTCCCTGCTCGTCCATCCCTGCCAATTCTATAGCACCTATCTCTAGGTAGTATGCCATTCTTTCCTCTTCGTTCATAACACAATCCTATCATTTTTAAATTAATTTAGTCAAGTCCGCAGAGTCAGACTTGAACTGACGATAACCGAATTATGAGTTCGGGGCCTTGACCAACTTGGCTATCTGCGGTATAGCCTATTGTATTACTCCATCCTCGGTTTTGTCAATAGTATTTTCAACTATGCTTTGTACATATTCTGAGAAATGTTTTCTTACGTTTCCTCCTGGCCTTGCGCCAAGGGTCGTCCATATTCTTTTATATTCAACAACGTTAGAGAATGTAGTTGGGCACAAGGTTATCCCATTGTATTCTTTTAATGTTGTAGGCAACGGAACATGCTTACCGCAGCACTTACATTCCTTAGCCCTATCTTGATATATGCTCATATTATCATCATCCTGTTCATTGCTTCTCGTAACTCTTCTGGCATATGTGGCGCACGTATTACGTTTATATGCTCTTCTCCGTCTTCTCTTGCAAAGTCATCGGCATAACTTGCAGACTCGTAAGTATGTATATCTATTTCTTGCATCTTGTCAAACTTGCTTCTGCTGATTGCATTGTATATGGAACCGCATACGGCATCCGCCAAATCTTTAGATCCTTTACGGGGATGGTCTACTTTATCACGCATTATTTTTAGCTGCAACAACTCATCAATTAGTAAAGGAATATAGGGCCCAGTAAGCCTTTCTTCAAGTACAACCATAGCCATATCGTCATAGTGCTTCTTAGCAACAGAAAGGGTCTCTGTATTAATTCCATATTGTTTAAGCTGCTGCATCATGTCATGGGAGTTCCATCTATCAAAACTACAAACCTTTATTTTAAATCCTCTAGTTCTTAATGATAATATGTAATCTCTAACTTCTGCAAAGTCTACAGACTTATCTGATGTAGGTGTCCAAAACATAACTGCATCTACTTCAATTATAGGGGCTGGCTGCGAGTATGTCTCTGTAACCTTTACATTTACCCACTTTTGAACATGCGCCATTGCTACTGCACAGTGGTCATGCTTTTGCGCCAAGTCTACGTGGATATAATAATCTTTGTCTGGGTCTGGCAAGAACCACTCTTCAAATCTTCCAAACTTATCTACCGCTAAAGCGGAGTTTCTAAATGCTCTTTCAATTTTCTCACGAGATTTAAAAAATGCATCAACCGCTTCTGGTGGCATGCATGCAAAGCGACCAAGGGCATCGGGCATATTTTTGTAAAACTCAACCTTAAAGTCTTCAAGTTTTTTAGTGGGATTGATTTCCCATGTAGGCCTTTTCAGAGCATATACTTTTGGTATTGTATATGAAACTATGTGATCTTCTTCCCACTCAACAGTAACTTCATTGCCAACCGTATTATCTGGCAAGTCTGTATCCATCTTTAATACCTTAGATCTAATTACAGTTTCTTTTTCTGCAATTACTGAATCATAAAATTTTTGTATTGGATCGTTTTTAAAACGGGGAAATGAAAGCAAGATTACTTTTCCATAATCAGGGAAACGAGATACAACAGATCCACGATACATATCGTATATGGCGTCTGCAGTCTTTGCTTGATCATGACCCGTGGTATTTTCTGTAGCGAAACCAGAAATCTCATCAAGGATTACTGCTATTACGTTATACCCTTCGAACGCTTCTCTTTCTGAGTGTCCTGAATATACGTTTACATTTTTATTAAATCTAATCTCGGCAGCCTTGGGATCGTATTTTCCAATAAACCAAGGAGATCTGTCCACTCTAGTTTTAAGCCCTTTAAAGAAAACATTGTTAGCCTGCTGTGCGTTAACAGCAATATTAATAATATCAATTGTATCTCCTGGCGGCTTGCCGTAATATGTCGCTGGGTCTTTTAGGCATAATAGTAAATATACTATATATGATACTGATATGGTTGAGCAGTAGTCTTTGCCGCTACCCTTGCCTAATTGTGCAATTACTTCGTTGCAGGTTTGCTTGAATCTCCTTCTTCCTTCTTCTTCTCCGAAGAGCTTGATAAGGGTTGATTCTTTATAGATCTGGCTGCTCTTCTCAATGAGTGTATACTGGTACTCCGATAATGGGGGAAGTCCGAGGTAGTCTGGGCTTGTGACAAATGTTTTAAGGTCGACTGGTCTTTCATCAAATTCCTCTCCGTCTAATATATCAATAAGATCATTAAAGTTTAGGTCCATTAAATTGACCACCATCCTCTAATAGTCCCGCCCTCGATTGGGCACTTATACGATAGATGATTGCCATCATCGTAATGTTTTTTAAATAATGCATTATGCAATTTTATATCTGGCTCGTGTGTGTCTCTGCCGCAATCTGGGCAAACGTCTGCGTACACGTATTCGTAGACATGTCTACAAAGCTTCTTGCTCATCGCTTATCACTACTGGCTCTACGATACCTGTTATTTGAGATAATCTTTTTGCAACATCCATCTTGCATTTTGGACAAGTTGCTGTCACCTCTTTTAGAATTTTAACAAGGATATCTTGTTTTCTTTCTGTCTCCGCCAGTTGTGAAGATAGCTCTGCGTTGTCTAGCAGTCCTACCTCTTGAAGCATTCCTATTCTTTTGCCTTCTATGTCTGCTATAAGCTTAAGCGCAGTTGCTTTTACGTTTAATTGGCCTGCTCCGTCCGCATCTTCTACGGTCTTCCAGGCTTCTTTTATTAGCATAGCGTAATGTTGGTCAGCCCCAGAGATGGCTTCCTTTGCCCTGTCACGGGCCGTAGAATCGTTTTTAACGACCGATTTCCACTCTTCTATATACTCTATAACCTCTGCCCTCTTAAAGCCTGTTAAAACGGCAATCTGCGAAGGATTGTTGCCTTTAAGAAGTTCTGACACAACCTTATTCATGCGATCAAAATGATCAGCTAATTCAATTTCCATATAGGTATATTATACCATCTCAGTTGACTAAAATCACTCAGATTTAGATTTGGCTATCTTTAATAATACTAAATATCCAATTAGGTCATCAATATCATTATCTCCTGGATACTCTGTACCCTTCATAAGTCTATTTAATTTATCATCAATACGGACATGGAGTTGCTCTCTTGGTCCCGCCTTTGAAAATATACGAACAGGGTCAAGGGCTGAGTTGCCGTAAGCAATATTCTTTTTAATTAACATGTGAGCAATTTCATGGGTGGTCTCCCATATTTGCTGCCCTGCTTCTGTTCCAACTGTAAGTAAATATAAATCCTGACAATTAAAGCTTTCTACATCTGGAAATACTGGTTCAAGCACTTTATGCCCCTTTTGTTTTCATTATAGCTAAGAAATGATCGTGACTCTCGCTATTTGGATCTTGATTATATTTTAATGTATCTATTGTAAAATATTTTTCAACGGTTGGCAATACCCATGTGTGAGAATGGTCAATCCAGGTTCTACTATGAAGCACTAACTTATCTGTAATCTGTTGTAAGTCAGACAAATAACTGTTTAATTCATTATCTTCAATATGTTGAAATACTAGGCTAGCCAAGGTTACGTCAAATTTATTTTGTTTTACTAAATTCCAGTCATGGTAATACGATATATTTTCCAGCTTATTTTTTTCTGGAACTATCGATAGCATATTAGGCAAATCAAAGCCAATAACTTTATCAAAATTTTGTGCCATGGCATAGGAATTTCTTCCAACCCCGCACCCAAAGTCAAGTGCACTAGAGCCAGATCCAACTAATTCCATCACTTCATCATATACTGGCATATCTTCTAGCGAACCTTGATACCCGCTAAGAATTGCATCTCCTGCATTTACTTCATTTACGCTTTGCCAAAAACTTTTCATTTTATTAATCCGTGCTCTTTCAATGATCTATATATGGTCATAGTGCTTACGCCACATTCTTTTGCAATTTCTTCCATAGTTTTTCTTTGAACCACATATCTTCTATACAGCCAGTCTTTACTTTTATATAGTTTCATCGTTCCGTCAATACCGTATTAGAATAATGAGCAATGCCAAACGCATCTGCTACATCGAAATCGTCTAATGATAGATTATATTTGGCATTAAAATAATCTACAGTTCTTTGTTTTCTTATCTGCCTCATTTTATTTTTATACCATGAGTCAGCATACCCTGGATTTGCCTGCCTCAATGCTTCTTTTTCTGCCTTGGTTGGATTCTTATTACCTATATAAGACTGCCAAGATACAGGAGGGATTGTAATAACTTCTGCTCCAGTAGACATAAGTTCGGCAATTACAACTCCATAAACATAAGACAATTTTATCACAGCATCAGGAGATCTGACAAGTACTGCCCCCTCTACTGCAATATAATCACTCTTTAATTCATCAAGCATGGCATGGGTTTTAATCTTTGCGTCAAGTATTTTTTGATATATGTCTGATCCTGTAAATTCAATCTTGCCCCATTTAATTGGATAATTATTTTCCATAAGGCAAAAAGCTACTGAGTTTGTGGAGGCATCTATGCCTAGCACTCTATTTGCTTTTGTCTTTACAAGTTCAGCTAATCTCATTTATAGCCCCCATAATATTCTTTCTGTTATCTATATTAATTTTCTTTTCACAGGCTGAACATAGGTTAGATTTATTGTATCTACTTAGCTGAGATTTGCACTTCCTGCATGGCCTAGGGGCACCATTTCTAATTGCTTTTCTCTCATAATACTTATCCATAATTCTTTTGTTTGTTGCAATTCTGCAGCACTCATCAGAACAATACTTTTGGTTGTGAGTTTTTGGCTCAAAGTCTTTTAGGCAATCGCCGTTAGCACATTTCATATTTTTGGAACCTCATATGCTGGCAACTCTGCTGATCCCTCTTCGCCCTTCCAGCATTCTTTTTTAACTGGGCAACCTTTGCAGGCATAACTTGTTTTGATAAACGGTCTTACTGGTAGGTGATTTTGCTCAAAGTTATCCCACACACCACGCAGCCAATCAAATAGTTCTTCTATAATCTTTTTATTCTTTTCAGTCATTTGTATTGGTATTAATAACAATTCTTGGGTATTTTTGTTTTCATATAAAAAGAATGCTTCTTTTACATTGCGTAGTTTCATGTATGTCAATATCTGAAGCATGTGATTGGCGGAAGGATTCATCTCCGCCTGCCTTGTATCCCATACCTCTTGCTTAGCAGTTTTAATTTCTCCAATAACTTCTTCGTCGTTCCAGTCAAGAATAAGATCTATGAATCCACGAATTGGAGGATATTCATTTGTTATTTCTACTTCTGTCTTTACGCTCTTCAATGAGTTTTCTTTGAATAAATCAGATGATTGATTTGATATTAATTTTTGAAGTCTTTCGTGTGCCTGTGTCCCGTAAGCCATATTAGCTACAGACTGTGCGTCATTATTGTCTACAAAATATGCACCACTAAATGCCATATACCAATATCTAGGGCAGTTACCATGCCCGTAGCCAAGTGTGCTTGGGCTAAATGATTTCTTTGTAGTCTCACCGTCTGGCCTCTTTGTTGCCATGTAGGCATCGTCAAGCATTTGAGCAAATTCTGCTACATTAAATTTACCCTCATACTTTTTAAATTTTAGATTTTTTACTATGTCTCTAGCCATTATAACGAACGACATACTTGAGAGCATCTACAAGTTTGTCTATCGACTCCTTCGCTGAATAATATATATTCTTTTTGTTATTATTTGCTGTTCCTGCCTTGTCTTTTGCAATAGTGGAGTAGACTGAGGCCATCATCGCAAACTTTGTAGACATGGCTTGTAGCTCTATAATAAGAAGTGGCGCTTTAGCTGCAGGTACATCTGGGTTCATCAACAACTTTACTACAATTGCAAGAGCTTTGTCTAACTGTTCGTCTTTCATAAAATCATGCAGATCATTGAACTCTGTAATTGTGCTAATTAATTCAAGAGTATTTTTCTCGCTCATGCAAGCACCTTTGTTACAATAGCATAGCCAATCCAAAGACCAACAATTCCCATCAATCCAGCAAACACTGGTGGTGCTGGAATAGGGAGCTTGAATGCGCTAAAAACTCCTCCAACAACTGCTCCTACCAATGTAGTCATTAATATTTCTCTCATTTATGATTATCTTCCCAGAATGTAATTAGCTCTTCTAGCATAGCCCATTCTATAATTCCAAGTCTAATCTTAGACTCTTCTCCAATAATTACTTTAAGACAAGGATGCATGTTTCTATTTACCTTGAATGTGTCTGTGCATATCTTGGCCCAGATCTCTTTGTTCATGGTAAAAGAAGAAGCAGACTCTTTGTAATCTACTACAAAGGAGTACCATTTAGCATCACCCTTCTGATACTTGCCCCTACCAGAATTCTTTTGAGCTTTTGCTCCGTCTCTTTTTATTTCAGATCTTTCTGACATTAGTTATTTACCCTTAAAGCATTTACATGGCCATCTGGGCATGTCCAAGACATTTCAAAAGTAGAATTATTCCAGTAATAAAAATCTGAATCTTTGTTACAGTCTTTGCATGGCTTTGATCCATCTATTTTTTCTAATAGAGGATTAACAGGTTTCTCTGGCTTAATAAACTCATTAAGATTTGGCATCTATTTCCTTTGCAATCTTATCAACTACTTTTGGATTATCTCGAAGGTATTGCACGGCTTTTGCTCTTCCTTGTAGCCGCTCCCCGTCCACAGTATACCAAGCGCCACCCTTTTCCACGACTCCACACATTTCTGCAACGTCAAGCGTTTCTCCAACTGAATCAACTCCTAGTACCTCTCCTTGGTAGTAAAAGTCGTATTGCCCTGAGAGGTTTGGGGGAGAGACTTTACTGTAATCAACAATCCAATTAACTGGCCTTCCGACTCTTTGTTCAATAATCTTATCGCCAACTTTGACACCAGCCTTAATAGCATTTGCTTCGGCTTCGCTAGACCAGAGTTTGATAACTGTTGTAGAGAAGAATTTAACCGCCATTCCTCCTGTTGGAATGTGGGAAGCATGCATAGAACCAAATTGGTTTCTTTGCTGTGAGATAAGAACAAGTAATGTGTTTTTGTTTGCATAATTTAGCATCTTGACCGCATGGGTCATATCCTTTGCTTCAGCTCCAATCTGTTTGGTATCCTGTAGATCTTTCAACTCGTTGCCATCTTTTTCAAAATAAATAGCAGGAAGAAGGGCTGATATTGAATCTACTACAATTAAATCTACTTCTGCTTCCATCAACTTAGTTGCAACATCTACCATATCGTTTACTGTTTTAGCAGGAGAGTATATTAATTTTTCTGAGTCTACCCCCAACTGCTCTGCCCACTTAGGGTCATAAGAAGCTTCCGCATCAATCCATGCACAAGTCTTTCCTTCTTTTTGGGCCAGCGCAATCATTTGTAGACAGAAGGAAGATTTTCCAGCAGACTTGTTTCCCCAGACAAGCACTTGTCGTCCGTATGGTAGTCCCCCACGTAACGCCATATTTAATCCGATACTTGGCGTAGGCTGCTTATGAACCTGAACTTCTTGTGCCGATTGAACTCTTGCTCTTGTTTTTGGATCTAGTCTTGCCAATACATCGTCTATCTCTACTGTCATTATTTATCTTTCTTCTCTCTACTATTATATCATTTAGAATAGGTTGCCGTGAAGCTTTGGTCTATATGAATTTGTTTTCATTTTCTTTGCCATAATTTCATCTAGGGAATCATTGATCATTTCAGCATTCATCATTGCTGCGTATAGATCTAATATTCTAATAATAGAATCAGCAAACTCTTCTACTATTAATTCCTTTGGCTTTCTTTTCCTAATAGCCTCAAGAACCTCAGTTAATTCTGAGTGACATAGGGCGATCTTATTGCCTATCTTATCGTAGGTTGTCTCGCCTTCCCAAAATCCTTTTTCAATTGCTGTTTCATGCAGTACTGCAGCAAGTGCATCTAGTCCGAACTCTGCGACTATTTCGCTATTCTGCATCGACATCCTGGCCTGCTATTTCATCTGGATATCTCATATCTTCTTCTTTAGGAAGCTTAAATATAAATGCTGGTACGGACTCATCATAGTCCACCAAAAGCTCTTTCTTTTTATTTGTTGCTTCAAATACAGTTCTAGTCGGAACCTTTACTTCTCCTAAAGTTTCAAGTATCGCAACCAAAACTCTGCTTGCAGTCAATGCAGCCTGAACTTCATTTACATCAAATTCTGGCTCTTGTTGCATAATTATTTCTTGTTCGCTCATTTTATCTCTTTCACGCAAATAGTTCCATCATCCAATTTGGACAATGTTGGCTTGCAAACCATTCCCTCTCGCATTTTAGCAAGAGAAATCTTATACAAAGACGGGAATACAATAACTCTTGTTAGTTCTTTATTCTTATTTGATAGCACTATATGGCTCATAGTCTTACCAGCCTTTGTTGTATACGGTGTAAAGTTTACCACAATATATTCGTCGTCCGCAAGGTCATATTCTTTTCTATATAAATAGTCTACAAACAAATCTGCCTTCTGTGGGTCTATATCTGATACTTTTATATACCTTGCAATTCTGTTATCTCCAACCAATATAAAATACATTTGATTAGTTTCAATTTGAGTTTGTTCATTATGGAATAGGCCAACGGAGCCAGTCTCATCCACTAATTCAACACGAGCCCAACCATTACCCCTTTTAATATTTTTTACCATACCAAACATTACAAATGACCCAAGATCTTCAAAGTCTTCAATAGGTCTTGCTTGAGCTTTGATTCTTGGAGGTATGCCTTCTAGGTTGAACGAAGGTATGCCTAAGAATTCGTAGTAGTTTTCTTTCTCGTTTCCTTGGCGTGGATTATCATTAAAAGCAGCCCCACCAATGGCATTGAGAGCAGAGATAGCCCTACTGTTAATACCGCTACCTTTTTTAGACGAGACTTCAATAAATTCTGCATAGTTTTTAAACGGCCTCTTCTCAATTATTTTATTAGCAATGCTATCGGAAATAAATTTTATTTCTGCCAAGCCAAATATAATCTTATCATTTTTTAACGAAAAGTAAACATCAGACTCGTTAATGTGTGGCAAAGAAATTCTAAGACCTAGTCTCTTTGCTTCAATCAAGTATTCTGTTCTTGCGTCTTTGTCGCCTTCGTTTTTAAGAATTGAAAACATGAACTCCAAAGGGTAATACTTTTTGAGCCAAGCAGTATAATAGGATAACAAAGAATAAGCAACAGCGTGAGAGCGGTTGAAAGAATAACCTGCGTGAGCCTCAAACATATGCCAAAGGGTTTCGGCTTGCTTCTTAGAAATGTGCTTTGAAGCCCCATCAATAAATTTATCTTTGAACTGGTCAAATTCTCTGGCATCTTTTTTCTTACCAATGATCTTACGAACCTTATCAGCCTCAGACCAGGTCATACCCCCTAGGTGTACGCAGGCCTGCATAACCTGCTCTTGATATATAATAACACCATAAGTATTTTCGGTAAAAGGTTTCATGATGGGGTGAACATAAGATATAGCCTCATTCCCATTCTTTCTCGCTATGTAAGACGCACCCACCGTATTCATAGCGCCTGGTCGGACCAAAGCGTTAGATGCTGCTAAATCTTCAAATGAATTTACGCCCATCTTTATCAAAAGGTTAGTGTAGGGAGTTGCTTCAGCCTGGAATATGCCTTTGGTATATCCTTCACTCAAGGTCTTGTAAACTTCAGAGTCATCCAAAGGTATACTAGAAAGTTCTATCTTCTTTCCGTGTCTTTGCTTTATAGATGAAACCGTATCTGATATAACCGAAAGAGTCTTTAGCCCAAGAGCATCAAGCTTAATTAGCCCTATGTCTGCCACCGTATCCATGTCGTATGCAACAACTGGTATTCTGCCAGAGACTTTATCCTGAGAGTCTTCTCGTGATTCCATAGGAGCATATTTTCTAATATCGTCCTTAGCCACAACTACTCCAGCAGCATGAACTCCGACAGATCTTATTCTGCCCCTAAGTCTTTCTGCGAGCCATGTAACCTCTGGGTACTTGGTTCTAAATTCTTTTGTGTTAGGTGAATCTAGATAATCTTCAAATGTGTCTACAGATTTAAGTGCACGGTTTACATCAGTTAATGGAACCATAAATACACGGGCAGCATCTCTTACAACACCCTTGTCTTTAAAATAAGTAAATGTAGAAATAGAAGCAACGTGCTTAAACTTCTTCTTTAAATAATCCTTAACCTCTTTGCGACGACGGTCCTCAAAGTCTGTATCAATATCTGGGAAATCATTACGCTCAGGGTTGATAAAGCGGAAGAACAGCAGGTCGTATTTAATTGGATCGACATCTGTTATTCCTAGGGCGTAGCAGACCAACGAGCCTGCTGCCGAACCACGGCCTGGACCCACAACTATATCTTGGGACTTAGCCCAGTTAATCATATCTGCTACTACTAGAAAGTAACTTGCGAAGTTTTTTGATTTAATTACCGATAGCTCTTCCTCTAGGCGGTCTCTATAGACCCCCTCAGAAGCCTTCTGAAGCCTCTCTAAGCCCTTTTCAGCCAGGTCCCGTAGTCTCTCATCTGCATCCGTCTTTGGGACTGGCAGAAGGTCAAGGCCCTGATGAAAACTATACTCCCCTACCTTGTTTGAAACCTCTAGGGTATTGTCAAATATATCAGACCTAGATATCCCAGATTTATTAAAGTCTGCCTGTAATTGCTCACGAGTCTGTATAAATAAATTAAAGTCTTGAAATGATATTCTTCTATCAGGATATAAATAGTTTAATCTATCTTGCATATTTTTAATCTGTCTGGACATGTCGAAGTCTGCCTCTTTGTCTGACTTTGGAGATGTAGATAGAATGAGCATTGCTTCTTCTAATACTCTGTCTTCTTCTTTGGCAAAGTGGGCATCTCCTGTTGCCACCGCCTTAATTCCTAATTCGTCTGCTAATTCTAAAAGGGTCTGGTTGATTTCGTATGGGTTATGTGATTGAACTTCAACATAAAAATCTTCCATGAAAGATTGTGAAAAAGATTTGAGAAGAAATCTAGCTTCATCTTTGCTGCCCTTTTCGATAGCCTTGCTGATAAGACCATTGAGGCATCCGCTAAGTACGATAATGCCTTCTTTATATTCATTTAATACCTCTCTATCAATACGTGGCTTGTGATAAAAGCCTTCGTTCCATGCAATCTCTTGCAAGGCGTGTATGTTGTCTAGGCCCTTTTGATTCTTTGCAAGTAAAATTATATGATTATAAGCCTGTACGCTTTTATCGGTTTTAGAAGATCTATCGAATCTATCTGTGGGAGATATGTACGCCTCTACTCCAAGAATAGGCTTGATACCCTGTTCCCTACATGCTATTTGAAATTCTCTGTGTGATGATAATGTACCATGATCAGTTATTGCAATTGCAGATTGTCCTGCTTCTTTGGCAGCCTTGACTAGTTCCGCTGGAGAATTTAGTCCGTCCATCAAAGAGTAATAGGAGTGTACATGCAAATGCGTAAAAGACATTAGTATCCTCCCAAACAAATATTTCGGCTATGATATAGCCGTGTACTCTTTAATGTTTTTCTTGTAGGTGCATAAATATCCTCACCGCAACAAGCACATTTTAAATGCCACTCACGAGTTTTGTAGTTGTATGTAATATATCTTTTCTTTTTAGCAACAAAAGCCGTAAATGGATCTGGTATTTCTAAATTGTATAACATGTCCGCCATTCTACTAAATCTTAAAGGGGATGGCAAGGCCATCCCCCAAGACTATAACTACCAATCCATGCTGCTGGAAGCAGATGAATCTTCTTGCGCTGTAGCCTCTCCTGAGAAGAAGCCTTCTTGGTCAGCATATGGAAGGTCACGCACCGCTGACTCTTCAAGCTTATAAAGCTCTAGGGTCGAGTAATCAAATGGTGATTCGTCCTTTGCTAGTGGGATAATTGTGTAACTAGTGTCTGTCTTTGTTCCTGTGCGCTTAATACGCCACATCAGATTTGTGATTGAGCCCATCTCTCCAGCATACTCAATCAATGTTGGAGTAACTGTTTTTCCGCTTGAACCCTGAGAAAGGATTGCGACATATGGATCATTCTTGCCATCATCAACCAATACGTTGATATATAGTCTTGAGCGACCCTTCCAACCAGCCTTGAAATCTTTTCTGTGTTGTTCGCATCCGTAGCATTTGCCCTGATCGTCCATTGAGCATAGAGCCTTGCGTCGATAATCTTTTGGATTTGTGTGCTCTACTGCAATAAATCCTAATCCGTTTTTATCATTATAACTTGGTGAATCTGGATCTAGCTCCTGTAAGAATCTAATCTTTACGCTTTCGCCATCTTCAAGCTTGACCCATCGTGCCTTGCTTCCTTCGCCACTTGAAATCTGTGGCTTATCCATAACCTTATTTAGGTCTTTTAGTCCTTTTACGATACCCATATATTCTCCTTTATAGTTAACGGTATATATCCGTCTGTCTGTCTATTATATCATTTATCCCAGGATCTGTATTCTATTTCGGATACAGCATTTTTTATACAAGAAACAATTTCCTTATCGGTCATGTCTCCTACATCTTTTGCATCATGAGGATATATCTTACCATATTCGTAAGAAGCCCACAAGATGTTTTTCATTCTAAGTTTATTAGAAATATGTCTACCTAAATCTCTGCCTGCCACATCGGCATCTGTCATAATTGTAATTGTTCCAAAATATCTATTTAGCGACTTGATATTCTCTGGCGATATGTGTCCACCTAGCGTGGCTACAACATTTGGAAATCCAGCTTGATGTACTCTAATCGCATCAAAACAAGACTCAACTACTATGACTTGGTCTCCGATTCTTTTTGCTCTGTGTATATTAAACATTGTTTTGCTTCTTGGCAGGTTGGTACTATTCTTAAATACCTTTTCTGTAATAGATCTTCCCACAAGGCCTACTGGCATGCCCTCTGGGCTATGCACAGGAACAATAACCATGTTCTGCTTATTGGAATATCCTAATTTAAAATAATGCATTGACTCTTCATTTATACCACGAGATACAAAGTAGTCTTTAGCATTCTGCGACTTACCTAGTTCTTCATAAAGATTGTCCAAGGTTTCCTGTGGGAACTCCTCGAACTCAGGCTTATCTTCTAGTATTTCAGCCATCAATTCATCAAAGTTATCTAGTGCTTGTGCTATCTTTGATCCAATAAATCTCATAGCCTCATAGTCGTTTTTTTGCCCGACTCTTTTAACTAACTCAAGAAGCGTTCCAGATTCTCCGCAAGAAGGATTAAAGCACAGCCAAGCACCAGTAGTTTTATTTATACTGCAACTAGCGCTATGGGTATTTGAATGAAATGGGCAGTAGAAAGAATACTCAGATGAAGTCTCGCCTGCAATATGTATGCCTATCTCTTTTAGTATAGACTTGCTTTGAGCTTCTGAGTATTGCGTGGGATTAGCTTCCCTTGTGTTGTTCCCTCTAATTGCCGTGCTCTTTTCTTTCCTACGTAAATTCCGTGCATAGTCAGCAGGAACTTCCATGTTTCTCCCGTAAATTCTACCGAGAATGTAGGGTCTATGTCAAGAACCCTAACATATCCTTTTCCCCTCATCTCTTGTGTCAATAGAGATTCGTACTGCGCTCTAACTCTTATTATGTCTGAGTCATCCTTAAACTCTACATTTATTTGAAATCTTTTAATTGGTTTGTGCGTCATTTTGGAATGGGTTTTCGTATATCTCTTTAATGACACCTCTATTTATATCCCAATCTAGGTAGAAGTTAAATTCATGACCATGACGATTTTTTCTTGATACAACCTCTATCATGTTTGTATTGGGGTATCTGTGAATAGCCATAGCCATGTCAGCATCATATTCGATTGCCTTAGACCACGCAACCTGACTCATCATCGGTGGATTATCTTGGTCCGATATATCGTCTGCCGTTGCAGCGGTAATATCGATAATCGGAATATTATTTGAGACAGCAAGCAACTTAAACTCACGGGATATATTTCTGTTTCTTTCAACTTCAGAGTTGCTTCGCTTTGTATCGTTAAAGAGTTGGTGGTAGTCCAATATAACCAAGTCTGGTTTATGCTGATCTATCTTGCCCTGAACCGTTGCAGGCGTTACCTCTTTGGCGCCCTCATTTGATACAAGTATAAAAGAGTTTTTGTTTTCAAACTTCTTAGAACTCCAAGACTTAAAGTCGTCAATACTAATATCACCTTTAGATAAATCGCTTGCTTTAAATAAGCCTGAGCCCAGCATCGTATAGATACGGTCACGCATATTCTCTGGCGACATTTCAAGAGATATAATCATTGGCTTAAAGCCTTGCTCCCATGCCTTGCATGCAAGATAAGAAGTAAACCATGTCTTACCTCTTCCTGGCCAACCAATTGCAACAATTAAATGTCCTGGTGCCATGCCTGTAGGGTATGCCTTATCAATTGCTTTGAACCCAGTTGTAATTCCTGGTGCCCCTCCCATGACAGCAGACCTTTCTTTTACTGATTCAAAGTGTCTTATCGCAGCCTCTGCATCTGTAATATCTAGATCTCGTACATTGTTTGTGTATCTACTCAAGTCCGCCAGGTCAGACTGCATAGCAGCAAGCACTCTTGATGCAGCGTCTTCTTTAAGCATTGACCCAGCTTTAAGCAAAACGTTTTTTATTCTTGCAGTAATGTATTCGTTCTTTAGTTTATCTAGGTAGTAGCCAGTCTCTGCATTAGTCTGTTGAGGTTGGAAGTCTTTGTGTCTCTCCATGAGTACGCCAACTTCTGGCACGGCTTTAAATTTATAATAATAAGACTTCAGGCTTTCCCAAACATCTCTATGCGAAGTAAAAAGATCATCAACATTGTCAGCAAGTAGGGTGCTGATATCTTTGTTTTTACATACTGCTGAAATTAATATAGCCTCAGTGTTCATTGCTTTCCTCCACCATTCTCTTTGTCTCTTCTAACAGCATGCTTCTATTTTGTTTATCTCTATCTATCTCTTTTTTAACCTGATCTATCTTATCAAAATTATAATAGAAAAAGCTAATTGGGTGATTAACCTTTGATGTAGAAAAATAATAGATCAGCAATTCTTTAGCACGTTCAAATCCTACACTATCTATTACGTCTTGCATAGCCCACTTCTCACGAAACTTGTTGAGAGAAACAGTCTTGCCATACCGTTCTTTATACAAGGACTGGTACAGCCCTATGAGAACGTATGGCTCTTTTTTATTTTCCACGCCCAGATAACTCTTCCTCTATTTCACGAGTCTTATCAATAAGCTTAGACTCAACAAACTTATAAACCCTTTCGGTTGCGGAATCAACATTTTCTCCGTCACGAACCCAATCCTCAACGCCTAGACCAATCCTAATACTTTCATAGTTCCCCAGATTTCTAGTAAATGAAAGGTCTACCTTTACCTTAGTGTCTGACATTACTTGTGCTCCTTCATGTGTCTGTTTAATGTATCGTGTGCAAAAATGCCCCACCTGACATCTGTCTCTTTGCCACAGACTGGGCAAATAACTACCTTGCCTGTCATTACTCCGCCTTCCATACTGGAACAAAGTTTCCTTGTTCGGTCTTAGTATACAATATTAAATTGTGTTTGAGAAGACCCATCAATTCTGCTTTTGAAGGAAGGTCTTTAGAATGTCCTGAATCTAAGATATGTTCGTGAATATCTAATATATTAGACTCGCTTAACATATACTTAGACCATTTAGTATTCTCAGGATTACTAATTGGATATATCTTTTGAGGCACTTTAACCTTGCCCTCCAAAATATAATCTTCAATTGTAATCTTATGTTTATTAAGCAAAGAGGCCGCTTCTGTTATGGAATAAGCCTTACCCATGTGCTTATTTACTTCAGAATAAGAATATAAAACTCTTTTCTTGTCTGGGTAGCACCAAGCAACAATTTCGTCTTTAGCACGAGAAGATCTTAAAACTTTATGTATTTTATCATTTAAGAAAAAATAACGAAAGCTTTTTGGTATTCTTTTTCTTGTTTGTCTAGCCATCTTCCAAACCTATGTGCCTCCTTATTCAGCATCCATCTTTTTCCGCACATTATACAAAACAATTCTATATGCTGTTTTTGTGAAAAGACACGATCGATAAAAACTCTGCCCTTGCATGACTTACACGACATCATAGCTTAAACACCTTGCCATCTACAACGCATGAGTAGTCTGGGGAGACCTCGATAATTTGTACATGTGGCCACTTGCCATTCTCAATGTGAGCAATAGCGAAACCCTTCTGCCAGTCATGATGCTGCGTGTATTTCATTCCAGCGCTCTTAGGGTCACACATATGTCCGATTTCATAGCCACGAATAGTTTCTCCCTTGCCCTTATTACGCAACTCATATGTTTGAAAATGTGAAGCTATTCTATGAGAGTGCCCACGAATCAATGATATCTGCATATCATTCATATCCTTACGGACTGCGCCAGTGTCTGCCACCGATAGTCCGTGATGTACGTGTATATCTCCGTAGCGCTTCTTTGGCAACTCGTCATAATAAATATAATCATATCCAAGACTATCTAAATTCCATAGGGATTCTGGTGTTACAACTTTTATATGGTCTGGTAGTTTTGCGTCCACGTAATTAAAAATGCGAATATCGTGATTGCCTAATGCAGTAAATAGTTCTGCGTTCTTGCCAGCAACCTCACGATTTTTAGCATAAAAATCTCTTGCACCCTTTGCCTCGTGTTGCATTAAAGGCATAATAGAATGTCCGTTTTGATCCTTATACATCTTTAAAAATTCAGCAGAGCGTCCCTCTGTATATTTACTGTAGCAAGCCTGATCATCTGTGTCTCCAAGAATGTCAACTACGTGCGGCTTCCACCACTTCATTACCTCAAACCAAAGCTTAATCATCTTGTCATCTTGATATGGGAACTGCTGGTCGGACGATAGCATCCACCTTAAATCGTTTGTCATTTAAATCCTTAATATTTAAAAGCCACAGATATGCGGCTTTTATGCTACAAGGAATTGTAGCATATTAAATAGGTCTGTCAATGCTATATGTCTAATTTTGCCAAGGCCAAATAGTGGATCTTGACATTCTGAAATTGTGCCGTACTTGCAGTTGTAGCCGTCTTAGTAACACCAGCCACACGATTGATCATTACGGTAAATCCGCTTTGGGTTGCTGATTTTAAATAATATGTCATATCTGCATTTGCAGTACTTGTCTGTAATGTGACTAATATAGCCGAAGGCTCAGTAATTAAAGTCTTTCCATTTGAAAATGTAACATCAACTGGAATGGCTGAGCCTGAATGATTAATTGTCCCAGCTTCGTGGGTTCCAGAAATAAGTCTTAAAGCAACATTTTTATTTGCAAGGGTCCCAACCTCAGACGTTAATTGCAATGTTTTTGAATCTAGTTCGTTTAGGTATGTGACTAATTGCTGAAGCTTGCTAGCGTCTAGCGGTGCTCCTGCATCAAATGTTAAATTAAGTTTTGTCATATTACTCCTGTGTTGTCAACGCATCAAGATGCTGGCTGTATTCTTTTACTGCTTCTTCTTTTTGGTTTTTTTCGTCAATTAGAGTAGTTATTTCTGCCCTAAGCACTGCGATCTGGGTTTCATAATTTGATACAAGTTCCCCAATTCGTTGCTGCAGGGCAGTTATAACCAATTCCATTTTGTCTGCCACGTTGGTCCTATTCTGTTAGTGCATTTACTGTTGCTAGCTCTGCGTTTAGGGCAGCAATTTGTGCATCAACTTCGTCTACCTGATTATTGATATTTGTCAATACATCGGCGTTTGGAGAAGTCTTTGCATTCTCTTGTAGCACGTCTATTTCTAGACCATACTTTGTATAGGCCAAACTTCTCAAATGAGAATTGATAATTTGAGCCTTTTCTTCTTTTGTTAGGGTTGCCATATTTCCTCCTGTTATATTATATCATTTCAATATACCTAGTCAATACCCTCTAGGGTACTAATTAGGACTGCTTTTTGTAACCTTATGTCTGAGATTATACTATTACACTCTTCTATTGAAAAGTCTGGGTCTGGCATGCCGTCCTGTATTTTGAAAATATAGGCGGTAAGGGACTCTATGTGATGATCCATCTCAGATATCCTTTTTTCAATAATAATCCTTTTATCTGTATTTAACATTAGATGCTTCCTCCCTGACTAAATGTGTTTGTAATTGGGCTGTTGGTTCTGTTTGTAGCGTTGTTTGTTATGGTATTTGTAGTTACCACTATTCCAAATGCACCACCACCGCCTGCTGTTGATTCACCTCTTACAATAAGTGCATATGTAGCACTGCTGCTACCTGTGCCTGTTTGTCTTGTTATTCCTGATATTGGGTTATTATTTGTAGCCCCGCTAGTGGTTCCTGGGGAAGCTTGTGTTGTTCCATTAACTATTGTCCTAGATGATATGGCCTGAAAATTATAACCTTTTACTGTCCAAATACAGAATGGGCTTACAGTTGAATAAGATGAAGTAATTGAAGTAATTGTAGGAATTTCAACTTTTACTTCATTTGAAGTTACAGTTAAATTTGGAGTTACTCCGTTTGAGAATGTTACGCTGCATCTAAATCTTCCTCCAACATGTGTATAGTCTGGGCTAAACGTTGAAGATGTTTGTCCAGAAACGCTTCCCCAAGCGGAAGTAGCCAAATTTAATCTTTCCCATTGAAATGCAGCAGTGGGTGTTGGGGTTCCGCTTACTGAAGTAGCGCAGGTGTATACGTCTCCAACTCTTGCAGAAGTTATACTTCCGTCTCCACTTGTTTTTGACACCGTAGCGCTTCCATTGTTTGGTGCTACGTTTGGATTTGCAGAGCCAGTTGACTGTGCGCTTCCTGTAACGTAACCAGTTCGAGTAGCCGTAACTGTTACTGTTGCACTATTTGTTCCAGACAATCCAGTTACAGAAAATGGATAGGTAGTTCCTGACGCTGTACCAAAAGACACAGACCCAGAATTAGTTGTTATTGCCCAAGTCCAGTTAGAATCATAGTTACTTACAGAGCCATTGAATCCTCCTGGAACAGAAGTGTTAGTTCCAAAAGTAGGAGTTCTTGCAGAATTTAAAGCATTTTCAGTTCTTGTTGCACTGCCACCTCTGTGATCTGTTTTTGATGTAGTTACGGTAACTGTGGCGCTGCCACCAGCAGATACTCCAGTTACTGTAAATGGCAAGGTAGATCCTGAAGCAGTTCCTGTTGAAACGCTCCCAGCATTTGTAGTTAAATTAAATGTAAAGGTAGAATCATAATTGTTCACTGAGCTGGTGAATCCGTCAGATGTTCTTGTATTAGTTCCAAATGTTGGTGTTAATGCTGATTTTAAAGAAACACCAGTTGTATTTCCTGTTCCAGGTCTGTAGTCTGTTCTTGTTGTAGCAAGCGTTACAACACATTGAGTATCATCGGATAGTCCAGATATTGTAAATGGTCTAGTTGCTCCCGAAGCAGTTCCCCAAGTAAATGTTGCAGTACTTGGACTTAGTGTTGCTGCGTAAGTAAAGTTACCATCATAATTTGTTACAGATCCTGTAAATCCTCCAGACGCTCTTGTATTAGATCCAAATGTTGTATTAAGTGGTGCTATAAGCGCTGCTCCAGTTGTATTACCGCTTCCTTGAGCGTATTCAGCTCTTGTTGTTGTTATCGTTACTGTGGAAGATTGACCGTCGGTAAGACCAGTAACAGTAAATGGTCTTGTCAATCCTGAGGCTATACCCCAAGCAAACGTACCGTTGGTTACTGTGGGGCTCCAAGTAAAATTAGCATCATAGTTTGTCACCGATC